ATTCCACCATCTTTCCCACCAGTTCTCTCCAGCTGAACCAAATCCCCGCTCTCCTGCGTGGTACCAATTGCCCCGTTTCCTGTTAACTTCTATTTTGTTTCCGTCAGGAAGATATACAGTCTCAGCTCTATCCTCGTCCGGTAACACTAGCCGTTTATCGGTAGCTGGTAATGCTAATGGTGTAGGTGGTTGTTCTTCAGCTGGTTGTATATCCCGTAAAGAAGATATAGGTGCGGCAATTATGTCGTAAATATCACCATAACGGGAATGTAAAGCGGGGTCTGATTTTTCTGCTTTGCCGCCGGTATACTCCGCTAGGAGTCTGCCTTCTAGTCCGTTCTGTTTACCAATCTTATAATACTCAGATATAAGCGGCATCATAAGTTTGAATTGTAATTCCGGCTCGTAACGGTCTTCTACGCTATAGCCGTAACCAACACCTTCGTCGTGTAGTTGAAATAACCCCACTGAATGTCCGTCGTCTCCAACGGCTTTCGGGTCACCCAACGACTCAGCGGCAATCAACGATAAGGTTATTTCCGGTGGTACCTCATATATCCTACCGTACTCAGCAGCCATATCGTACCATTGTAATAACTGGTCTTCTTTACTGGGGGCAGGTGTAGTGGGTTTTTGGTCAGGACGTGGCTCTACTGGTTTCTCACGCGCCTCTTTTATCTCACCAGCTAACTTATCGCTGTCTGTCCAGAAAGGCGTAGTGCTACCGCGCCGCTTTCTTGCAGCCGCCAAATCGTACAGTTGAGATTGTGGCGGGCGTGCTACATCTTCGACAACAGGTGTTTCTGTTTTTGGTTTCGCTTTTCTTCTTTTGCGGGCTGCCGCTAAATCATATAGTTCGGGCATTTATACCTCTTTTACGCGTATGCTGGGTCGCCTTCACTATAGACTGTTGGCACTATCCTACCTTTATTACCGATACTGGTCGGGTAATAAATCATCCGTGCCAACGATACATAGGCGGCTGTTTCTGTTTGACTACTGGCTGATGAAAGCATAGGCTCTATTGCCCCAAGCATACCTTCATAATCTGCCCTGCGTTGTCTGCTACCCTCCACTGGCAGGTAACGCATAATTGTATTGAGGAAATCGTGCATCCATGTGTAGCCCGGTCCTGCATCATAACCTTGTGCATTCCGCAGGTTATCCATAGATATAATCATATTCTCTACCCAGCTTTTATTCATCATCAAACCAATATCCAAATCCTGTGTGATTGGTAGATTCAGGTTAGCTGCGCTGTAAGCTGAAAATTCTTTTGGTGCATTACGGTATAAGTTACCACCGACTGCCATTGCATCCTGCGGTGCGAGGTAAGGCATTACGGAGTTGAGTACCGCAAGGTAATCTGCTAACGGTCCTTGTTTAGCAGGTACATAACTCTGCCACCAAGGTGGCTGGTTAGTAATACCGTAAACATTCTCGGAGTTCTCCAAACCTTCTCCGTATAAAGCATATGTATTAGTTGCGTCCACCGGATTACCGGAATCATCAAATGAGTAGCCGGGATTTTCAGCGCCACCGTCTCCGGGTAAATCTGCCGTTGTCTGGTCACGAGTCTCGGTAGTTACAACGTCAGATGGTGGCATTGCTACGCCCCCTCCACTACCGTTGTACCAATCCCATCCTGCGGCTTGTTGAGCACGGATGAACTCGTCAGCAGTTTGTCCGAAATCAGGTGCGTACCAACTTAGGTATTCTAGTGCTACGTCAAATACGTCTTCGCCCCAACCGTGTTTTGCCATAGCTCCTGCTCTACCCAGCCCAGCTTCTTCACGTATAATGAACGCCATATTTTGTACTTCATCCCAGCGTCCTTCTAGCAAATCAGGATTATACGTTTGTTCCGGTATGTCTACTACTTCACCGTATGGATTGGCGACTTCTTCAGCATCCGCTACACCCTCGGGTGCAAAGGCATTCACCACTTCTTGGTTAGTTTTTGCATCGTAGTCTATCCATGTATCGTCATCGAGTTCATCCGCCAACTCCAAGCGCATAAGCCATACATCTTGGACAGAAAAGTCACGCGCTTCACCAGACTCAGGGTCATCAAGTGTAAACACTGGTATATCGTATTCGCCAACTGGTAAGTTATCCGGGTCTAAACCTTCATAAAGTTCGCCGGTTTCCTCATCAACAAATGAGTCTTTATATTCTGCACCCTCATACGCCTCTGCGGGTGGCGGGGTATCTATAATTGGTATACCTGTCTCCTCATCGAAACCTCGTAATGGTTCACCCTCTTCGTCTAATAGTGGACCTACGCTTGATAAGTTAAGTGAAGGAGGTTCAGGATATGGAAATACTGCCGATTCTGGCAACAAACCTAGAATCCTCATGTCATCTAAAGTAACGGGACCTCTTTCCGACGGGTCACGGTCAATATCGCCATAACCTTCATCATAAGGAGGTGAGACAACATCCTCTGCCCATATAGGCGCGTCAAGTATTGGTTCAACAATTTCATTGTAACCCTCTGCGGTTAGAGTGGAAGCAATCCAACTTGGGTCATTTTTGAATAACTCGTTTAGATAAGCCGCCGACTCTTCATCTTTAACAAAGGTCATGGTTGAACCCTGTAAATTGTCTACTTCTTCAAAATATTCAGATAAATCAGTGAGCTTTGTGGGGATTTCCACAAAGGTTCCATCAGCCCGTTCTTTCCACACCTTATACTTTTTGTTGATGTTGATAGCAGTTGTCGAATCATAGCCCGCCTCTTGGCGTGCACTTATTGCATCTTGTACCGCTATTTGTTCTAATTGTTCTGTTGCTGTTTTTTCTGTTACAAGCTCCCTTTCATCATATATAGAAGAAGGCTCATCATCCTCGCTTCCCGGTATTCCGGGATAGACTATGTCTCCCCAGTCTTCCGAAAGTGGTAGGTCTATATCTTCGGTGTCATCCATACCAATAACTGCTCCGGTAGCAGCTAGTACTCCTGCAGCTATAAGCCATTGTTGTATTGCTTTGTAATTTCCGGTGTTTAGAATATCGGCAGGAACGCCCGACTTTTCTGCTAGTGCAAGTAACTCTGGACCTCCCATTGTTCTTACAGCACCTGTAGCTAACTCATCTGCAAGTCTGAAGTTTTCCACGTATTCCCTCGCTAGACGCCCTGCGTCTTCATGTGACATGCCTCGGCGTACTAAAATACGAGCTATCTCACCCGGACTAGCTTTGACTGATATAATCTCCTGCTTTATTGTATTGACCATCATGTCATCGACAGTTACGCCTCCTGCTGCCAGTTTATCGACTACTTGTTGGTCTAACAAATCTATTGTTTCTTGCGCAACATCTCGTGTTATACGCGCCGATTGTTGTGCCGCTTCAGACGCAACAACCTGTGATGTTTTACCCTGTAACACATCGGCTACTACTTTGTTGCCATTTTTTAATAGGATTGACTCTGTTTTAGATAAAGTTGATGCCGCTTCGCCTGCTATTATTGGGTTAGCTTTTTTACCTAAAACTTCATAATATTTTATAAAGTTAGCTTCGCCCCCAAACATCTTAAACAGGTCGTCAACTTTCGCTTTGTGGATGAATCCGGCTGCGTCTCTTGCTGTAAGTTCTGCCAGTTTCTCAAGTCCTTCCACCGCTAGTGGACCGAGTTCTTGTTGTAGTCGGCGGGTTAGTCTAGCAGCCGCTGCCGCTTCACTACCGGGACCAGGCTCTAGAGCTAACGCACCTGCAAAGCCAACTAAGTTCCCCATCCAATGGTCGTGCTCTGCCAAGCCTACGGGTCTAAACTCTAAATAAAGGTCTTTAGATGGCTGAAACATGTCTGCCATTTCTGCCTTTTCCAGTATTGATTTTTCAGGCAAAAGGCGATTTAATATTGGTACGACAGACCCCATTTGTACTAGAGCTTCTAAACCTATAGGTATTATTGTTTCCACAAATGATGCTTTTGGCGGTTTAGGTATTATTGTGTCTCCCCCTACCTGACCAGACCCCGGGTCTGTAGCACCCCTATGTGCCATTTGTAATAGACGTGCTCGTTCATTCTCTTCGTCTATTTCATTCTGCCTATCCATTGCTGCTTGGTCAGGCGACCGATAATTAGGGTCGAACTTAAAGTCAGCTCCACTATAAACAGGGGGCTTTTCAATTCTATCTTGGTATTGTTGCTGTACTTTTTCAGATAAACCCGCTAGTTCCTCGGGAGGCGGCACGTAATCAGGAGCTTGGGCTTCTTCCATCTTTTGCCAGTCTAATGCTGCCGCTCGTTGGCGTTCCCGCTGCTCTCTCTCGCGCCTTGCCCGCGCTTCTTCCTCACGACGCGATTTCTCCGCGTCTTTCATTCTATCTGGTGAACCCCATGCCATAATTAACCTCCTATGTTTCCTTTTTACTCATTTCAGCAATGTATTCAGTTACGGCTTGAGGACCGTACTTCATATTCAGGTAGGCGAAGTCGCCCGACTGTAAACCACTATATAGCTCTTTTTTACGGTCTGGACGGTCAAGAGCAGAACGCCAACGATTGTCAGCACTCTCGGCAATTGTCTCCCACCTACGCTGTAATTTAGTCATTAGGTGGTCTCGCGACTTGCGCATAGAAGAAACGCTCTTGTTTTTTGCTCATCTTCCTACCTTTTACTTTACCGTGTTTCAATATTTTTTTTGCCTTCCTTTTTGATGCTGACCGCTTACGGGTCGGGTCATACTTATTAGTCATAATTACACTTCCGCCAGTCCTTCTTATCATGTCAATGGTACTCCTTCACGTAACCTATCCTGTTCCTGTAATGGTTCCTGTCCGGGTGGGGCTAACCCCGCCTCCTGTTGCGTTACCTCGCCCGGCTTATTAGTCGGTAACCCACCGAACTGTTCTGCTCCGGGTAACTGCGGTTTAGGTCCGGGCTTGTTTGAACTCATACCTTCCGCCTGCATCCGCTGTAACATTTGCTGGGCAGCTTTGTTTCCCTGTGCCGCTAGTCGTTCAAACTCTGCCATCATCTGGAACTCAACCATAGCTGGATGTTGCTCGGCTTTTTCCCGGAGCACCTTTTGTACCTCTTGGTCAGGTTGTTGCACGTCCAAGTACCGTTCCATCCGAGTCTCTTGGGATAAGGTATCTTTGGTTTGAGTAGCCATAGCAACCTTTCTGCTTTCGTCGTTGGGGAACTTGGGTTTGAGTTGGTAGTCCACTCTAAAGCCATCGGTCTCATTACCGGTGAGTTTAGTAGCAAACGGCACACCTTTTAGCCTGCCGTATACCTGTACTGCCAAATCGGGTGCAAATTCCCGTAATAGACATAAGGTCTTACGCGCCCAGACTGCCAGCGCCCGTTCCTGTTGTTTTTGTGGTTGGGTCAAGCGAATACGTCCGGCATCACCCAGTTGAGACATAGCATAACCAGAAGCCATACCGGGTCCCTCGCCATACATACTCTGAGGGAATGAACCTTCCTGTATCTCTGCATTGACCATATTCATCTGTTCTTTTGCATCCGGTGGTTGTCCGGGCCATTGTGGGAAGGCTAAGTCCTCACCTTCGCCCAGTGATACCACATCACCGAAAGCCGCATCTACTTTAACCGGTCTGCCGTCCCGTACCCGTGCCACTAAGGGCATATTAGCGAATACGTTCAGCATTCTCGTCTGACGATTGATACGCCATTCCAGCTCACCTACTAGGTTCTCTATTGGTCGCAAGGCGGATTGTCCCCAATCTTCGGGGTTTACCTTACCAACCGGTTTATAGAACATAAAAGTATAAGGAATGTCACGGTATCCCTCCATAACTCTAGGGGGAATGATGATACGACCATCATAGAGTACCGCGTTGTGTATCTCGTAAGAAACACCTTCGGGAGTAATAGTGGGTACTTCAACCCAGTAATCCAAGAAAGTACCCTTACGGGTCTCCTTGTTAGCTGACTTCATGGTACGGAATTTGGATATTTCACCGTATTCCTGCTCGACATCCGCTACAGTACGTTCCATTGCATAGAAGACCCACTTCCAGCGTCCTTGCTTACCGCCGGGTTCCGGAAACATATATCTAGCCGGAATCACATCCACTGTGAGTGGTAGTTCGTCGAATGTATCGTCGCGTAGGGTTTTATCGAATCCGGGGTCCCATAAGGTACGTATTGCTACCGCACCGTCTCTGGTTTGATGAAATGTCCAATCATAGCGCAGGTCAGTCTCCTGTCGTTCAGAGTTGACGTAAAGCACACCATCGAGGAATTGCTCGATAAGTGATGCCCGTTTACGGGTCTCGTCCTCATCCTCACTGGATACTACCTGTACGTTAAGGTCATTAGCGGTCAGGATACCAACCGCTAAATCGACTATATTCATTGGTTTAGCTAGGGTTATACGTCTTTCACCAGCTTTTGCCCGACTGCCTTTGTAGTGCTCTAAATCGTATAACCGCTCATATTCTTCCAGCCGTTTATGCCATTTGTCGCATTTAGCGCGGGTGGCGGTAAACCGCCGCATTATTTCTTGTTCAGCGCCTATATCAGCCATTGCATATATTGCGATGATTGTCGCAACCCCAGTCCGTTTACAAAGTCCACCATAGCCTCTCTCCCATATCGTGCTATAAAGATAGGTGCTAACTTCTCGGTCATTGCCGTTGTCTGCCCATGCTCCATGTGGCAGTTGTGGTGAAGAAGCGCACAGTTTCGCTCATCGAATATTCTTTTATCTTTAGGGAGCGCGTTACGCTTCACCAGCCACTCGTGTAAGTCGCCTAGCCCAAATAGCCACTTATTGCACCAGTCGCATTGTAACCGCTCGTCGATTAAACGCATTTTCAAATCTCGTCTCAATTGGGTGCCCTGTCTCCTTCCCAAACAAAATCAGGGACTGTAGTAGCTAAAATACTCCCATCTTGAGCTTCCACGTATACTTTACCGTCATGGTGAGGTTCATAACCACACAGACAATTTATCTTCAGCCCGAAGGGAATAAACCCTTCCTGTCCACAGTTCGGGCATGATACCCAAGAACACACCGCATCAGATATTTCGTCGCCTGTCATTCCTCTCTGAACATCCACGGTACCTGCTCCCCTCCCGGCATGTTTGCCGGGGAATCGTCCGCGAAAGCACTTTCCAGTATCAGTGGCTTATCTATAGTGTAAGCACCCTGCTTGACTGTAAAGTAGGCTGACGCCGCCAGTGACACGATAGCATCCACTTTGTTGGATGTCTTATCTTTGGCTATCCGCCAACCACGGTTCTTCTCTACTGCTACTGCACCGAGTGCTTGCTTTCTCAGCTCATCACTCGGGTACATCTTTAGGTTATTGTACTCCAATAACTCATATAGTTGCTGGGATGCAGCGGTCAAGTTTGGCAAGGTCTGCGCAAACTCCACCATTGGCAACCTACGTTTAGTTAGAGTAGTAGCCGAGCGGTGGAATTGAAAGGGGTCATATGACACCCCGGCAACTCTCATCTTAGTAAAGCACTCTAAGATGTACCGTTCGATAGTTTCTTCTAAATCCAGCGGTTCTTCAGGTGTGGGTTGCCATATCTTATGACATGCCAGCACAACCTTTTCCTCATCGCGGTCGTAGTACGTGCCTACTACCGCCGAGCTGTCCCGCTTGGTCGAAGCGTCGACATGTAGCCAAATTACATGCTTATTACTACTAATAACGGGTCCTAGCTGTCTGTCAACACATGCGTCCCACCGCTCAGGCTCGATGAATACCTCTTCATCATTCGTCCAGCGATTTTCGTGCATCCGCAAATAGGCAGATGGTCGTAACGATGTCCGTTGTGTGCCGTGATACTCCTGCACACTACCGACAATCCCCGGATGTTTTCGCAATTCATGGTCCCAATATACGAATAAACGACCATTTGCGAAACAAGGTAGCCCTGCTAACTCTTTTATAGGTGCGCCTTCTCCATCCATGTGCTCATCGGAGTCGACACCGCGTTTGTAAAGGTCCCATAACGTATCTGACTGCCCTTGAAACCCAGCATACGTCGTAATAAAGCGCATACTGTTCATGCGAGTGGGTACTGGCGTCAATTCGTCCCACAATCGCTGGGCATTCCGTGAACTATAAGCCCATAACTCGTCCCACAGCGTCAATCCGTGGTTAGAGCCTGCCGCTGAAGCGTATTCACTCGCTAAAGCGATGATACGGGTACCGGTTGTAGTGAACACAACCTCTTTCTGTGTCACCCGTGCGCTTGGTAACTTCGGATTCTTACGTACCGCATAGGCAATCTTAGCAAAAACCCGTGCCTGTGCCTGTTCAAAGTCGTTGGCGCAGACATAAATCTCGTTGGGCGGCTCTTGGGTTAGCGCAAACCACAATCCCGCCAGTGCTCCCATGAGGGTTTTCCCTGATTTCTTCGGACAACTATAAACAATAGTGTCATACGGGAAACGACCGTCCTCATTTTTAGTAAAGATATGCTTGAGGATACGTATCTGGTGCTCTCTCAAGCGAATAGGACCGGCGAAAGTACGCCCATCCTTATGTCCAGCATCACTAACATAGAAACCAGCCGGTGATTGCGACCACTCTACTATGTCGTGTATGTTTACCGCTTTACTCACTTGCCTTTGGTAACATCACTGCTATCCAGAACAACCATGCTGATGTCTGAAACAGCGTCGTCACGCGCAGAATTATACTCCTGCATGTACTTATCTATATGTATCATGCCGCGCACTGCCCGATAAAACAACCTACCCGGCTTTTCAGCGTCTTCCTGCCGTTTTGCCAGTGCATTAGCCCAATACATCATGTCAGCTGATGCAACTGCCAAAGCAGCCGTTAAGAGCGGCTGTAAGCCTGCAGGGTCTTCTAATATCTCATAAACCTCCCGCAGGGCATCTTTATGTCGTTTAAGCAGTGGTTTGCCGGTTGAAACTCGGGTATACAACCCACCAGCCTTACCGCGCTCATCAATACCAGCAGGAGCTTTAGCTGTATACGTGTCAGACACTAACCAATCTCAACGCCAGAAATAGCAGCGATTGCTTTCAGTGCATCATTGATAGCCTGTACATGCACTTTAATATCACCACCACCTTGCGGCGGCATTGGTTTTCCTTGTCCAAGCGGTCTTCCTTGCGGCATTGGTCTTCCGCCGGGCGCTCCGCCGGGCATCGGACGAGGTACAGGTCTTCCCATACCGCCTCCGGGCATCGCTCCGGGACGTACCATGCTGGGGTCGCCAGCTCCGCCGGGTCCAGCTCCAGCAGCTAGGCGCATAGCCTGCTTCGGGTCCATTCCTTGCTTTATATATGCTTCTGGATTGCCTCTAGGCATAAGTGTATTCCTCCATAGTTAAAAGAACTTTTGTTCTTTACAGGGTAATGGTAACGTCAAACTGTACGAGATACAAGTGCCGCGCCCGACGCGAATCGGGCAGATACAGCAGCGCTCCATGAAAAGGAGAAGAACACGGAGCGCTGTAAGCATCAAGTAGCGGCTCGATGCGGAATAGGTGGATTATATGATTTTAGATTGTTTGTGTCAAACAGGGTACTAATTAATCGTCATTACAAGCCACCTCAGCCCCGCAGTTCTCGCAACGACAGTGGCAGGCTTCCGGTACAGGAGCGCCGCATCTATCGCATAATCTAGTGTTTGTGGGTGAGGTTTTCTTCATTCATCAATGATAAACGATTATTACCTAAAAGTAAAGGAATTGGGGGTTTCTGAACCTTAAAATACCTGCTGGGGCAGTTTTTTCCTCCGCAATTTGAAAAGGGGGACCCAAAATATAGCACACGTAGCGTGCATGCAAGGTACCTACCCCGGGGGTTATCTAATCCAAAACGTACACTACTCAAAATCTGTGGCTGCATGTGTCGTATATTTCCTCTCCCCCCCCTATGCGCTTACCTTACGCTTACCTTACGCTTACCTGACCCGCGCCTAGAACAAGTGTGCTACTCTTGCGATATGAGGCAATGTCGCAAGGCTTATATACATCATATATACAGCAGCTGTACCCGCTAATCTGATGCAGTATCGGCGGCTGTATTATGTGGGACAATCTTACATGATTGAAAGGTGCAAGAGCGTCGCCTATTCTCAGCGGCCCGCTTGATACCTTATCGGTACGATACGACGCCGTACCGCTAACGTATCAAGGGTTTTATTACTTAGATTGCACCCTTGACAGTATGCCAGAGTTCGTGGTACAATCCTCTTGTAATAAATGCACTTTTACAACTTGATAATCAATCGTAAACTCTGATAGCAAACGGTAGCGAATTGAGGCGGGAGCAAGTTAGCGAGTATTTGAAACAGTGTTGCGAGATATAGAAGTCTTATATCCGAGAGCGGGAACTGCTGATTGGCGGAATTTCCAATTTGGAAACATTGATAAGAGAAGAGTATCATCCGACCCCCACAACCTCAGCGACCGAAACCAAACGAAAAGTACGATTGAACAGTCTAGCGTCGGCGGGAAGCCGTTCGTGAAAAGTAAATACGAAAGTCTAAAAGTCTAGATGTATCTACTATGGACTGCATCGCCCTATCCGATAAGAGAGGATAATTCTTATGTCAAAGTCTAAGAAGGGCGACAAAGTTAAATCAATTCATATTAGGTTCTACATCGAATGCCTAGAGAAGGAAATAGTACCTTGGCGGATGCCATATAACAGAGTTGGCGGGCACTACAATATCAACGCTGTCAAGGCTGACGGTTCTCCGTTCAAATTGTACAGTGGTTCTAATCGGATTGTAGCGGCGTGTTATAACGCTTTATACGAAGTTTCTGACCCAAGGTTCATTACATCGCGTGAAATCGCTAAAAGAGGCGGAAATAAGCCTAACTGGGATAAAGAGACTAAGAAGTATGAGATTGAACCATTGCGGGTTATATATCCGCTAATGAAATCTTGGAATGAGGACTGGTTGAAAAGTCTCAAGGCGGAAGGCAAACCTTGCCCCTGTGGTTGTGATACTAACAATCACCAGCACTATACAAAATACTTTGCGGGACTTCGGTTTCATTGCGTTTGGAATGTGCAAACGGCTATTGAAAATTTCAATCTGGAAGTTGACCCATTGCCAGAAGTTGAAACACGAGAGATTGAGACAATACCAGAATGCGAGAAGGTCGTCGAGGGTTTTATTAATCCGCCGACCATATCGCATAATGGCAACCCGCCAAGTTATCAACGCAGTACCGATACAGTATCAATGCCCACTCAAGAAACCTTTCGTAATGATACTGATTATTATGCAACTTTGTTCCATGAATTAGCTCATGCTACTGGGCATCCAGATAGGTTACATCGAGAGCGGGAAGTAGCCGCTCATTACTTTGGTTCTAAAGAGTACGGTAGAGAGGAACTAGTCGCCGAGATGACCGCTGGTTTCTTGTGCAATCGTACAGGTATCGAACACGCTACAATGGAGCAACACGGCGCGTATTGCAAGTCATGGATTAAGGTATTCAAGAAATCAGAATACGCCGCTATGATTTATGATAGCGCAAATGATGCTGAGAAAGCTGAAGCACATATACTCAATCAATAAACACAGTTGCGATGCAGTTCATAGTAGATACATTTAGATATTTTTAGGCCCTCGACTTATATATACTGTTGGCTATCTCCCAGACTTGATAAGAGGAAATAGTTATGGCTTATGCAATCAGAGAAAACGTAGGATACGATACAGACACTTGGAAGAACATCAAATATCCATATATCGAAGTTGAATATCCAGCCGATGTAAATATCCAAACTGGAGATTACAATCACGCACATGTCAGAAGTGGAGTATTAACTGCACTGGCGGAAGCTGAAGTATCACAAACTGAGATTGATAAATATATCTCAGAAACTGACGAAGCAGGCTACGCTGGGTTTGATGACGTAACCAACTGTTGGGTGTTTATGGTTGATGATATAAACGGTGACGACTGATGCTAGTACAAATACACCAAATGAATAATGTTATTGACCTAACAGAACAACAAACGACAGTGCGAAGTTTGATAAAACATTTACAGGACTTCCACGAACCCGACGATTTTATTGCATTCAATGCAATCAAAGTAGAGCATGTCAAACAATGGGCAGCCGAAAAGAATATAACACTGTCTGATGCTGATGCTAGAGCAATCATATTCGATTTCCCTAGTTATGCACCCGACATTAAAGGTGCTGTGCAACAATACGTATATCAGGAGATAACACAACTAAGATAAAGATAAATATGACTAACTCTGAAACATACAAATTCCAGCGTGAGATTAACTACAGTAAAGTATGGGCTAAATACACCCAGATTGACAATCAGCATGTATACAACAACGGTGTATTTACATTTAGCGATGCTAATAATGAGATAAGCGTAGACGCTACTGAACTGCGCGACTTTATCAACACCATAAACTTCAAAAACATAATCGCTGATAATCGGAGGTGATGCTAATCACAGTAAGATAATATATATATATATAATCAACCTGAGATAGCCACCAGTATAAATAAGTCGAGGGATACTAAATAAATAACAGGTCTATAAAGGCGTGGAGCTTCGTATCATAGGAGCAAAAAACATGTCAGATAAATTACTAGTTGGCGATTTGCTTTATGGAAACCATGACGGATACTTGGATGAATGCGAGATAAGAGATATGCTAAAGCCATACAAACAAGAGTACATTCAAACTGTTGTTGTACCTGCACAAACTGATACAACTACTCAAACTGATTGTACAACGGACGGCTCAAGATGACTATGAGTATACACGAATACGTAGACGAAAAGCAAGAGTACATCGTAGTTGTTACTGAGACTAGACGGTATCACGTCAAGGTACAAGCCACACACAAGACCTCAGCGATGGAGAAGTTGTACGACTTCATCCGCTCACACAAGAGCGGCTATAGCAAGAGTAGAGGCAGAAAGGGATGGGATAGTCTTTGGCATCAACATATGCAGGCGAGAGCCTAGAGGAGGATTACTGACACCCTATGGCATTTATACAAATTAGTAACTCTTTCGATGAGAAAATAATAGATGTAATCTACACCCGTACACTACGGCATGAGGTTGGCAA